CGGACAGGAAAAATCGTCCGTCGAAAAGAGTGTCGGCATTGCGGGCGGCGGGTGACAACCTGGGAACAAGTGCTGGGAGACTGACGTTGCCAGCAGAGGATCCGAACCTCTGGGGGACGAATTAGTGTCAAGTTGTATATAGCCGGGCTGGTCACAACCCGTCCATCGGCAGTTTTTGAGTTATTGGAATGGGTGCAACAGCCATGTCGCCTGAAACAATCTCCGTTCAGCAAGCCGCTGACGTGCTCGGTGTCTCTTTGGACTTTCTCATGAGGCAGATTGTTGACGGCACGATTCCGTCTCGGATGGATGCTGCGGTCCAGCGTATCCCGCAGGCAGATCTCCTGAATTACAAGCACGAGATCGACGAAAAGCGGCATGCGGCGTTGGGCGAGTTAGCGGACCAGGCACAGGACCTGAACAGGGGATACTGATCGTTGCAATCCGTCACCGACGAATCCGCTCATCCTCCAGCTGGAGTCGCCAAAAACCACGGTTTTCTTGACACGCTCCACCTTGTTTTGATAAAGTTACCAGCACTTACACGTTTTTGCAGGTATATTTATCAGTATGACTGTCACCAAATCTCACAACGAAAACCGCCGAATCACCGTGGCGATCGAAGCATTTCAAGCCGCTGGTGGAATCCTGCGCACGCGTGACGCGCTGCGAGCCGGCATTCACCCGAGTACCCTGTACGAACTCCGAGACGATGGCCTGATTGAACAGCTCAGCCGTGGTCTCTTTCGACTGGCCGATGCCCCACCACTTGGAGAGCCGGATCTTGTCACCGTGGCTCTCAGAATTCCCGACGGCGTTCTCTGTCTGATTTCAGCGCTGGCGTGGCATGAGCTGACGACGCAGATCCCGCACGAGATCTATGTCGCCATTCCGCGAGGAGCAGAAGCACCCCGACTGGACTATCCGCCGGTCAGACATTTTTGGTTTAGCGGGAAGGCATTCTCAGAAGGTATCGAGACACAGGTAGTTGATGGCACGCCGCTGCGCGTGTACTGCCGTGAAAAAACCATCGCTGACTGTTTCAAGTACCGGAACAGGATTGGTCTCGATACGGCACTCGAAGCGGTGAAGTCCTATCGCCAGCAGGGACGGATCAACACCGAGTCACTGCTGCACTACGCTGAGATCTGTCGGGTCAAACGCATCATCCAACCGTATCTGGAGGCCGTGCTATGACCAATCGTCAAGTGCGGAACGTTGCGGCGTCTGTTCGACAGCGCCTTCTCAACATCGCAAGAGAAACGGGACGTCCATTCCAGGAAGTACTGCAGTACTTCGCGATGGAACGTTTCCTTTACCGGTTGTCCCAGTCCACCAGCTCCGAGAAGTTCATTCTGAAAGGGGCGTTGATGCTGTTGGTCTGGCGAGCGCCGGAATCTCGGCCGACGCGGGATATCGATTTTCTCGCACGAATGGACAACAGCGTCGACGCCGTTGTTGCCGTCATCCGCGAGGTCTGTCGTCAGCCAGTAGAGCCAGACGGACTGGAGTTTGACGTAGACGGTCTCGAAGGTCGGGCAATCAAGGAAGACGCCGATTATTCAGGCGTGCGTGTGACGTTTCGAGCATTCCTTCAGAATGCCCGCGTGCCGATGCAGATCGACCAGAGGCGGAAATGACCGATTATCCAACCATCCTGCAACTCGACGCCCCGCGACTTCGCGCTTATCCACGCGAGACTGTGGTCGCCGAGAAATTCGAGGCGATGGTCAAGCTTGGTCAGCTCAACAGCCGAATGAAGGACTTCTTCGATCTTTGGCTACTATCACGTCAATTTGAATTTGATGGTGTCACGCTGGCGACGGCAGTGACACGCACGTTCGAGAACCGACAAACGGCCATCACGGATCATCCCGTCGCACTGACTCCCTCGTTCGCCAACGATTCGGTGAAGCAAACGCAGTGGCGGGGACATGGCTCCGCCCAACTTGGGCGACGCCATCGATGAGATCAGCAGGTTTTTGCTACCGCTGGCCAAGGCGTTGTCCACAGGGCAGGCGTTCGTGGGCACCTGGCCACCCCGTGGTCCGTGGCAGGTTGACTGACCTGACGTTCTGAGCCAGGCGGTAACAAATCGTCGGGACTTCTGATTATGTCCCGACATATTGCAACTGCGCACGGGCCGCGTTCCACATCTGTAACGCTTTCGGCGAATCTCCTCTTCCGCCGGACAACCTCGCTGTTCACGGCATAAGTCTCCCTGCAGACGGCCTGTCGCCGTCCACACAGGAGACATCTCGTGGCCGAACAACTTGATCAGACGATTCGCGACAACGCCGAGGGACCTGCCAGGGCCTCGGGCGACTCGGGGAGCATGGAACAGCACAAGCTGTCCGACCAGATCGCAGCGGATCGCTACCTGAACTCGAAGGACGCCGCGAAGTCGAAGACCCGCGGCCTGCGATTCACCAAGCTCGTACCTCCGGGGGCGTCATAGCGTGCTCAACTGGCTTAGAAACCTTGCTCGTCGACCGCTGAGACCCGGCTTGAACGCGCCGCGATTTCTACGTGGCCGTTATGACGCTGCGGTCAACAGTCCCAATAACCGCCGACACTGGGTGAATGCCGACGGTCTGTCAGCCGGTGCGTCGAACAGTCGCGAGGTGCGGCGTGTACTGCGCAATCGTGCACGCTATGAAGTTGCCAACAATTCCTATGCCAAAGGCATCGTGCTCACACTGGCGAACGATGTCATCGGCACAGGTCCGCGGTTGCAGTTACTGACCAGTGATGCGGATGTTAACCGTCTCATTGAACAGGAGTTTCTGCGATGGGCCCAGGCCATTGGACTGGCTGAAAAACTGCGAACAATGCGAATGGCCGAAGTCACGGACGGCGAGGCCTTCGCAATCCTCGTGAATAACGACACCCTGAACACCCCCATTCAACTCGATCTGCGGATCGTTGAGGCAGACCAGGTCACAACGCCGGAGCCGTGGCTGACATCGGATGCCAATGCCGTCGATGGAATCGTGTTTGACGATCACGGAAACGCGATCGAGTACCACGTCCTGAAAGGTCATCCCGGAAACCTGGCAGGACCGCTGACGCCTGACTACGACCGCATCCCGGCGTCCAGTGTGATTCATCTGTTTCGTACGGACCGTCCGGGACAACAACGCGGCGTTCCCGAAATCACACCCGCACTGCCGTTATTTGCCATGTTGCGCGACTACTCTCTGGCGACGCTGGATGCCGCCAAGGCGGCCGCCTGTTTTGCCGGCATTCTGTACACAGACGCGCCGGCAAATGGCGAGGCGGACGCGGTGGAACCACTGGACGAGATCGAACTCGATCGCAATCTGCTGCTCACCATGCCCGGTGGATGGAAAATGAGCCAGCTTAAGTCTGAGCATCCATCCGGCACTTATAGTGAGTTCAAACGTGAGATTCTCAACGAAATTGCCCGCTGCCTGAACATGCCGTTCAACGTGGCCGCTGCCAATTCCTCAGGTTACAACTACGCGTCCGGTCGACTCGACCATCAAACCTATTTCAAGGCGATTCGGGTTGATCAGTCGCACATCGAAAGTTGCGTGCTGAACCGAATACTGACGGCATGGCTGGACGAGGCCATGCTGGTGCCGGGTTTGATTCCCGATGGCTCGGGACCGTACTCTGAATGGTCGCACACCTTCTTCTTTGACGGCCACGAACACATCGACCCCGCCAAAGAGGCACGCGCTCAGGCCATGAGACTGGCCAGCCATACCACCACTCTCGCGGATGAATATGCGCGACGAGGCCTGGACTGGGAGACTCAATTGCGTCAGCGGGCCGCTGAGAGACAGCTCATGAAGGATCTGGGACTCACATCTGATGAGTCACCGCAGGAATCGGAACCACAGGATACCACTGATGAAAAACAGTCCCCCACAGCTGCCTGAAAACCGTCGGCTCACACTGACCGTCACGGATCTGGAGATCGAAGCGGCCACGAGCGAGGAGCATCCGCGTCAGCGTCGCTTCAGTATGGTGGCCTACACCGGTGGCCCCATGAAACTCAATGGATGGCGATTCCCCGTGGTCGTGGATCTCGCTGGTATCGACATCGGGCGTCAACAACGCCCCATTCTTCTGGACCATACCCGGGATGTGGACTTCGTGATGGGACAGACCGACCGCATCACGGTGGAGGGCCATCAGTTGCTGGTTTACGGGGAGGTTCTCGGGGAATCGGCCAAGGCTCGGCGTGTCATCGCTTTGAATGACCGTGGATTTTCCTGGCAGGCATCCATTGGCGCCCGTGCTGAAGAAGTCGAGTTCATACCGGCAGGAACAACGGTCGAAGTCAACGGCCGAGAAACCGCAGGTCCCGTGAATGTGGCTCGCCGGTCATCGCTCGGTGAGGTCAGTTTTGTGGTGCTGGGTGCGGACGAGAATACAACCGCCGAGATTGCTGCCACGATCGATCCGACGATTGGCGCGGATTTCGGTGGGGGTGACCTGGAAACCGCGAGTGAAACCGCGACAGACGCGAACGATGTCGAAACACTCGTCCCGATTCAGTCTTCCGAATCACAACAGATGTCTGCGGAGGACAGAGTCTGTCCGAATGTGATCGACATCACGCAGGACGAGGATCCCGTGGCCAGTCTGCGCGCGGAAGTTGCGGCTGAGAAAAAGCGGATTCGACAAATCCGCGAACTCTGTGCCGGAACACACGACCGCATTGAAGAGCGGGCGATCGGGGAAGGCTGGGATCCCACTCGGACCGAACTCGAAGTTCTTCGCGCAACACGCCCTGACGGCCCTGCCATTCACACCAAGGACTCATCCATGCTTGATAGTGAATCCATTGCCGCGGCACTGTGTATGACGCCCGGCAACCTGACGGAGCGAAAATGCGGTGAGTTGTTCAGTGACCGCGCGATGGAGGCGGCACTCAGCCATGAACTGCGGGGTGCCGGGCTGCACTACCTGATGCACGCCGTGATCAAGGCGGCCGGGATGCACGTCAGGCCGGGTGTGGTCGACGCCAATTTTGTGCGGACAGCCATGACGGCCGATCAGTCGCTCCGAGCGGCCGGTGGTTTCTCCACGATCTCACTGTCCGGAATTCTCTCCAACGTCGCCAACAAGACGATGCTGGCATCGTTTGAGGCTGTCGACAATGTGCTGGGACTCATCGCTGCGGAAGCGGACGCCAATGATTTCAAGCAGGTCACCAGCTATCGCATGACGGGCAAAGGTGAGTTTGAAAAGGTCGGACCTGATGGCGAGATCAAACACAACGCCTTGAGCGAAGAGACGTTCCAGAACCAGGTGGAGACCTATGGAACCATGCTCTCTCTGACTCGCAGGATGCTGATCAACGATGACCTGGGAGCCTTTCTCAAGCTGCCGCGAATCATCGGACGTCAGTCGGCCGTCAAACTGCAGAAGGTCGGATTCAGCCTGCTGCTGGAAAACGCGGGCAGTTTCTTCAGCACGGGCAACAGGAACTACTTTGCAGGGGCTGATACCAATCTGCAGATCACCTCTCTGACGACCGCTGAGCAGAAGTTCTTTGATCAGACGGACGACAACGGTGATCCGATTTCCATGACACCGTCCATCATGCTCGTGCCCACGTCACTGAAGACCGTCGCTGAGCAGCTCTTCAACGATCTGGCGGTCAATGAGACAACCACGACCAATAAACCGAAGCCCAATCGCAACCCCCATGCGGGCAAGTTCCGCCCCATCGCGACACCGTGGCTCAATGCTCAGAGCCTGACCGGAAGCAGCGATGTCGCGTGGTATCTGCTGGCGGACCCGGCGGACGCCGCTGTGATTGAAATCATTTACCTGAGAGGTCGACGAACGCCCTACATCGAAAGCGAAGAGACATCGTTCAACACCCTGGGAATGCAGTGGCGAGGCTACTTCGATTTCGGTGTCGCTCTGCAGGAAAAGCGAGCGGGAGTGAAGTCCAAGGGTGAAGCCTAAAGGAACGACGAAAACACGTGGTTCATTCGGGCCCGTGGAAAACACAGATCGCAGGCGGGAAGACGTTTTTCAGGGCCATAAATCAGTGTAATCCGCTGACGAGAAGTTCACACACACTTTTGCCAGAGGGCTGGAGCACATGACAACAACAACATTTCGACACGAAGGCGCGGCGATTGACTACACCCCGGGATCAGCCGTCGCGGCAGGAGACGTCGTCGTGCAGAGCGACCTGATTGGAATCGCGAGGCTCGACATCGAATCCAATAATCTCGGAGCCCTGGCCGTGGAGGGAGTATTTGACGTTCCCAAGGCCACCGGCGTCAGTACGGCCATTCCGGCCGGGGCGATCGTGTACTGGGATGTCGCCGACGCCCAGGCCAAGGAGGACTCCGAAACCGGAGCCAACAAACAACTCGGTAAAACGGTGGCCGCCGCCGGCGACAACGACGCCACCGTCCGCGTTCGGCTCAGCCAATAGGGAATGCGTGAATGAACATACTCGAAACGGCTTCGAACTGGCTGGAAGACCAGCGGACCGAGCATGCAACGAACACTGTCACCTACCAACGCGGGAACGACACGGTGGCCGTTCCCGGTTCGATCGGCCGGACCATCTTCGAAGTCGACAACGGATTCGGCGTGGTGGAACGGACGGAGTCCCGCGACTTCCTGGTGCTCACGGACGATCTCGTGCTCGGCGGGGCAAGGACGCTCCCCGAGCGCGGCGATCGTGTGCGGGAAACTCAGGGGACAACCACGTTCGTTTACGAAGTCATGGCTCCGGGGAAGGAGCCGCACTGGCGCTACAGCGACCCGTACCGCAAAACGCTGCGAATTCACACCAAGCATATATCAACGGAGGCGGCATAGCCGCTTTGTTCAGCAAACCAGACTGGTCGACGTTCGCACGTTGATCAGCAACCGGAACAACCTTCGACACAGGAAAAAACATAGTGGCCGTGATCACCGACATCGCCGACGCCGTCGCGGCTGAGATTAATGCTGGCTCGTTCAGCCTGGCGGTCTCCGCTACGCGCGAGTACCTGCCGGCCTTCGAACTGGCCGACATGCATCAGCTCCGTGTCACGGTGGTGCCGAAGTCGGTCACCACACTACCGGGAGGCCGGGCACACAACCAGCACGATTACGCGATCGACGTGGCCGTGCAGCAGAAACTTCAAACAACCGACGACGCGGAAATCGACGACCTGCTGACGCTGGTCGACGAGATCGCCGACCACTTCCGCTTCAAACGACTTGACAGTTATCCGGGAGCCGTGTGGCTGAAGACGGCGAACGAGCCGGTGTATGCCCAGGAACATCTGCACGAGATGCGGCAATTCACCAGCATTCTGACCTTCACGTTTCGAGTGATGAGATAGCAGTTGGCGGGAAGTTCCATGATCGGCATGAAACTCAACCAGGCGAAGGGACTCTTCTTCGATCGTTCGGCGGTGACCAACGCCGCTGATCGCGCCGAACGTCGGGTGCTGTCGCGGTTCGGAGCGTTCGTTCGGCGCGGTGCACGTTCGAGCATTCGGCGGCGGAAGTCTGTTTCCCAACCTGGTTCGCCTCCATCGAGTCACACGGGACTGCTCAAACGAAACATTTTCTTCATCTATGAACGGCAGCGATCGAACGTGGTCATCGGCCCGATCCCGTTGAACAAAGGCACCGACGCGCCAGCGATTCTGGAACACGGTGGCGCGGTGACGCGACGGCGAAGAAAGAAGCGTGTGCGGATGACATACCGACCACGGCCCTTCATGGGGCCAGCATTTGAACGGGAAAAACCGAAATTGCCGCAGATGTGGCGGGACAGCATTCGCTGATTAGAGATCGACATGCAGAACAACGGCCAACAACTCAAGACTCCCAAAACGAACGGCAACGGCTACATCGTCGTGCCGAAGTGGTTCGTTTCATTCCTCAGTTTCATGACATCGGTCGTGTTCGTCAGCGCGGTCCTCTGGGCCTGGTCGATGTCGAACGATGTCAGTGCGATCAAAGCGGAACTCAACGGCTCCAACGACTTACGGAGAGCGGAAATTGACAACATCCGACGACGGCTCGACCGGCACGACGTGCTGATCGACCGCGTCCTCACAAGGACGGAACGCCCTTGACCCGATGCGAGCTGACGCTCGGGAGGCTGCGTGAGTCGCTCCCGTTGGTCGCTGGTATCACTCTGGACAACACACAAATGGACGACTTTCAACCACTTGATCTGCTGGCGTGCTACGGCACCGACGCGACGGCCAGGGCGATCACCTGGCTGACGGCGTCGGCGCTCGCGCCACGTCGATTGAGGTTGGGGCCGTCCCACATCGCTGTGATCTGCAAACACCACGATGCGCCGCTGTGGCTGGAATCGACGTCGCTGTGTCCGCACCCGTGTGCCGTGTTGGGATTCCCGGTTGATGGCATGCAGGCGCATCTTCCGGAACTGCGGATTCACGACTATGTGAAGGCCGGAGGACACGTCGACGTCTACCGGCTTTCACCCGTTGACCGATTGTCCCGACGGGAGTCGACGATGCTGTCGAAAATCCTTGTGCGGCACTTCATCGGCAAACGCGTCGGCTATGACCTCGGCGGTGCATTGCTCAGCGGCACGCGACTGTTCAAGCGGACCAGATTTCTGCCCGCAGCAGATCTCGATGAACTCTTTTGTTCAGAACTCGTCGCCAAAGTGCTGATGCGACTGGGACGTCTGAATCGGGCCAACCCCACGCGATACAACCCGGCCTGCCTGCTGCGGCAAGTCGTTCGCGAAGGAACGTTTCAGTTTGAGCGATCGTACTCGCAGGAGGTGATCGCATGCTGAAACACTTCATTGCAACGCTGGTGATTCTATCGACCACGAGCGCACACGGTGGCATCGATGATGCGATCGTGATGGTCGATGATCCGGCCGGATTGGTGATGACCGTCAAACACTGCACTCTGCCAGAGACCGTCACTGTTCAATTTAAGGATCGTGCGGTTTCCGCCACGCAGGTGTACGTCTGCCGGGAGATTGAAGGTCCGGTGGTCTATGACTGCGACGGCGATGGATTTCCCCACGTTCCTGTGGCCGTCAGTCCGCCCCGTGTTGGCGAACGGCTCTGGTCCTACGGATATCCGCACATCAACAGTCGCCGCGAACTGCGTTGGACCAGTGGGCCACTGCTGCGATGGGGCAGCTTCCAATACGGCGGCCGTTCGTTCAATGGCAACGTGGTCCGGTTCAGAACGTGTCCGGGCTGGAGCGGCGGCCCGTTACTGAACGGCAAAGGAGAAGTCTGCGGTCTGCTCAACAGCACCGACCGTGCAACAAGCGTGTTCGTTTCGTCCGCTTCGGTCCGAGACGCCTATGCGGCGACACGCCCGCGTACCGAGCGACAAACACCAGTGGCCGACAATGGCCTGCCAAAACTGTACGTGTTCGGATCGATGAGTTGTACGCCCTGCCGGCAATTCAAAACTGATTACGGTGGCAACACAGCGCTGCGTCGCGCACTGGAGGCAGCTTATGCCGTCGAATTCGTCGACATCAACAAACAGTCCAGCATCGCAAAACGATTCGGTGTCACGCAGGTGCCGACGTTCATTGTGCGGGTCAACTCCTCATTACGCTCGGGCTGCGACAGAAAATCGTCGATCAGCCTCCACCGCAGCGACAGATCGTACCGCAGGATCCCGATCCGCCGGCTGTGACGACTCCCGAATCTCCATCGGTGCCAGAGACGCCGACCGCTCAGCCAGAGTCTGCGCCGGTCAACACGCCGGTTGTCACCGGGGAATCAGCAGCACCAACCAACGACGCCGTTGATCGCATGAGTGGGATGGTCGAGAAAGCAGTGACGCTGGCGACCTGGCTGGGTGTGGGAGGCATGACGGGTGGAGCCGGCGGACTGCTGCTCGGTGGACTTGCCCTGTGGCGCACATTTCGGAAACGCGAACGCCATACACGTCCGGCCCGTGATCCGCCTCGTGTCGAACAGCCGCCGATGGTGACGGTCGACTCGCCGCCGCCACCGCAGGCGATCGTGCCCGAGACGCGTTTCGCTCCCTACGAGCGGGACACGTTCGCGGAAGCCTTCGCCTGGTCAGAAGCCGAACTCGCCCGCAAGTACCCCGGGTCCGTCAGCACCCTCGAAACACTGCGGGGCCTCATTGATCAATACCTCGCAGCCAAAGGCCTCACAAGGGCGGAACGCCCTTGACCCGGTACGAGCTCCCGCTCGGAACTGTTAACCCGCTCCCGTTGGTCGCTGCATTAAACGTGGAGCAGCCCACAAACAAAGGAAAATCTCATGAACGGAAACGATGCATTTCTCTGGTACAACGTTGGGGAATGGGGCCGGCTCGGACTGGCCGTGCCCAACTTCTCCGATGACACAAAATCGCAGAACGACACGATCCGCTACCTCACCGATGTGATGGGACGCAACCTGCAGGCAATCCTGTGGCATCCCGATGCCAGCCTCCGAACTCCTCCCTCGATCAACACGCTAACCCGCATCCACAAACTCTGCACGCGGGCACGATCAATCCTCGCGGCTCGCGCGGTGCCGGCAGCAACGCTCAACATGGAACCAGCACACGCGCTGCCGGCTCCCGAGGAGTTCCTCGTCTATCCGACGCCGTACTTCAAAGTCCGCAATCAGTGGCTCAAACAGTACGCCGGTCTGATTCTGCTCTCGCTTACCGAGTCGATGCAACATCAGGAGAATGCGCGACCGCTGGAGATCAGCCACGCGTTCTCGGGACTCATTGGTCAGTACGTGCAACGGGTCTACCGCTTGATGGCCACCGAACTGTTCCGCATTCCGCTCGAAGACGCCGCGAAACCGGACTTCACACTGAGCGACGAACAGCTGCGGACCTACGACCCGTCGGCCTGGTTCACCAGCACCGAAATGATCGACACGGTGCCGCCACATGAAGACCGACCCACCGAGGACGATCTCGAAGTGCTGACCAGCGGCATTCCGATCAGTCATCTGCCGGTACTCGGTCGCTGGCCCAGTGGACCGGTGGCGACGACCGCCGCCGGAGTTTCGGCCACGGAATCGTTCTCGCCGTCTCCTGGAGCTTGAGGAAGAGGTGAATCGTGTTTGAGTATCGCGCCCGCATCCTGCGAATCATCGACGGGGACACCGTGGAAGCCGAAATCGACCTCGGCTTTCAGGTGTCGCTGCGGGCCACGCTGCGTCTGGCGGGCATCGATACGCCTGAGGTGCGCGGACCGACCCGTGACGCCGGCCGCGCGGCGACGGAATACCTCGAACTCCTGCTGAAGAAACTGGCCGGCCCGGAGCGGCAAGTGACAGTCCGCACGCAGCGGGATCGGACGGGCAAATACGGGCGTTATCTGGCGGACATTATCGCCGGTGATCGCAACTTGAACGAGGCGCTCGTCCAGGCCGGACACGCGCGACCCATGGAGTACTGAAAATGACCATCAAACTTGGCATGGAAGCGAAGCTGTACCGGAACACCGGGACGTACGCCGCTCCGACGTGGGTCGAAATGACCAACGTCAAAGATGTGACACTGAACCTGGAAGCAGGCGAGGCGGACGTAACTACGCGCGGCAACGCCGGTTGGCGGGCGACGATCGCGGCGCTCAAGGACGGCTCGATCGAGTTCGAGATGGTGTGGGACACGGCCGACGCCGACTTCACCGCCATTCAGCAGGCGTTCTTCGGCAACACGGACCTCGAATTCGCCGTGATGGATGGCGACGTCGCCTCCAGCGGCTCGCAAGGGTTACGGGCCACGATGGCCATCACCAATTTCAGCCGCAGCGAGGCCCTTGAGGAAGCCATCGGTGTCAGCGTAACCGCCAAACCAACCTACGCCGCCAACGCACCCGAATGGATGACCATCCCATAGCCGGCGTTCGCCGGATTGTGCCTGCGGCAGCAGCAAAGGAGATTGAATGAAAACATTTACTGACAACGCTGGCCGCACGTGGACGGTCACCATCAACGTCGATGCGATCAAACGTGTCCGCACACTGGTGCAGGTCAACCTGCTCGATGTGCTGGACGACGGCTGCAAACTGTTGGCCGAGCTGCATGACGACCCGGTGCTTCTGGTCGATGTGTTGTATTGCGTCTGCAAGCCGGAGGCGGACGCGCAGAACGTCAGCGACGAGGAGTTCGGTCGCGGAATGTCAGGGGACGCACTGCTGCAGGCCGCCAATGCCCTGTTGGAGGAGCTCAGCGATTTTTTCCCGAATGCCCGGCAACGGGCGGCGATGAAGGATCTGCTGAAGAAGACGGAGACGGTCGTCGAACGGCTGCTGGATCACGCGGAAACGACGATCGCCGAACTGGATCCCGAATCCGTGGCACAGACTGCTATCGCCTCCTTTGGGAACTCGCCGGAATCATCGGCGTCGACCCCGGACGGCTGACGCTGCGGGAACTGGTCTGGATGGCCGAGGCCAAAGGCCAGGATCACTGGAATCACACATCGTCCCTGATGGCACTGATTGCCAATGTCAATCGCGACCCGAAGAAATCGAAGGTGCTCAAGCCAGCCGACTTTCACCCACACATCAAACGAAAAACCAAACACGACAAGCCGCCGAAAGCGGACATCACTCTTCTCAAAACGGTCTTCGTCGACCGGCACTGCCGGCCTGATGGGAAATGACACATGGCATCCACGCAGGGAATTCGAGCCGGTCGAGCATTCGTCGACCGGCACTGCCGGTTTATTCTGCACGCAGTAACCGAGATCGGAAGTTGACATGGCGAGTTCACAGGGAATTCGCGCAGGCCGGGCGTTCGTGGAACTATTTGCCGACGACTCGAAACTCGTGCGCGGACTCAAAGCGGCTCGGAGACGTTTACAAGCGTTCGGGGCGTCGGTTCGCGCCATCGGTGTCAGCGTAACCGCCAAACCAACCTACGCCGCCAACGCACCCGAATGGATGAAGACGATGAACAAGTTCAACGTCGTCTTCGGCAACAACGCCAAAGTCGTCAAAGCGTGGGGCGACACGTTCGCTTCTCAGGTCGGTCGCTCGAAAAAACAAGTCGCCGACTTCCTTTCTGGCACACAGGACTTGCTCGTCCCGATCGGTTTCGATTCGGCCAGCGCCACCGCGATGAGCAAGCAGCTCACCGGATTGGCGATCGACCTGGCTTCGTTCAACAACAAGGCCGACGCTGACGTCATTCGAGATCTGCACGCCGCGCTCACCGGTTCCAGCGAAGTAATGAAGAAATACGGCGTGATCGTCAACGAAACGGCCGTCAAACAGGAATTGCTCAATCAGGGAATCGACAAGAACAAGGCGACCGAGCAACAGAAGGTCATGGCCCGGATGGCCATCATCATGCGGGGCACGACCGCCGCGCAGGGGGACGCCATCCGCTCGGCGGGCAGTTTTGCTAACCAGATGAAGTCGCTGAAAGCCAAGGTGAATGACGCGGCCGTCGTGATCGGTTCCGCATTACTGCCGATCATCACTCCCCTGGTCACGAAGATCGCTGCTGGCGTGAAGATCGTGGCCGCCTGGATCAAAGAGCATAAAGGGCTGGTGGTCATCATCGCCAAGGTCGCGGCCGCACTCGCTGCGGGAGGTCTGGCGTTCATCGTGCTGGGAACGGCCGTTTCCGGGATGGCAAGTACCTTCGGAGCCGTGGCGGCGATCATTTCCGGTGTGGGATCGGCGATCGGCATTCTCGGCTCGATGCTCGGTGCACTGCTCTCGCCGATTGGGCTGGTGATCGCCGGCGTCGGAGTGCTGGCCGCTTATCTGATTACGTCGACCGATGTCGGTGGTCAGGCACTTGGCTGGCTGGGCGATAAGTTCAATTCCCTCAAAGAGACGGCGTTAGCGGCGTGGAAGGGAATCGGGGATGCGTTGGCGGCCGGCGACATTGGACTGGCCGCGAAGATCCTCTGGTTGACGCTCAAACTGCAATGGCAGAAGGGCGTCAATGCACTCAATCAGGTCTGGGTTAAAGTGAAGGACTTCTTTCTTACTACCTGGACGGAAGCGGTATTCGGTGCAGCGAAGATTGCCACAAACGCCTGGGCCGGGCTGCAGGCGGGGTGGACTGAGACCGTCGATTTCCTGCGGGACTCGTGGTCGCTGTTCACCACGTTCATCGCAAAGAACTGGAATCGGGTCGTCGGGTTCCTCAAAAAGGCCTGGCAGAAACTCAAGTCGCTGGTGACAGGCGAGGAATCGGGTGACGTCCAGAGCGGAATCGACGCCGAGACACAGCGGATGAACGGCGAGCTGGATGAAGGGCGCAATCGGGACATCTTCGAACGTGAACAACGCCGTAAGTCGCGTCTTTCAGAAATCGAAGGCCAGCGCACCGGAACGTTGGATGAACTCGACATTGCCCGCGACGCCGAACACGAACGTCGTCGTGAACAATTCGCCGGCGATCTGCAGACATCGGAAGACTCGCTGGCGCAGGCCCGTCGTGAATGGCAACAGGCGATCGAGGAGGCGGCCCGCAAACGGCAGGAAGCCGAGTCGGGTGATGAAGGTCCGGAACGGTTGAAGAAACCGGACGACTTGCTGCAGCAGTTTCAGTCGCAACTCAGCGGCGTCGGTAACCAACTGAAAAACACTCAAGACAAAGTCAGCGTCACGGGAACGTTCAACGCGGCGGGAGTCCGGGGACTGGCCGGCGGCAATCCGGCGCAGCGGACGGCGAAAGCGACCGAAGAAACGGCGAAAAACACGAAACGCATTCTCCAGGAGGCCCAGCATGGCGGGCTGACTTTCAGTTGATTGGAAACGATGGCAGTCACGGTCTACGAGAAATGGGACAGCAGAGAAACGACGGTCGCCGAAGACTCGAGCGTCGATCTGCGGTACATCATCCGTGGTACGGATGATGACGCAGCGGCCAACAGTGCGCTGCTGGCCGCCTCACCCGTTCTGTACGGCGGACTCGTGCGGCAGAGCGCCCACACGGAGCGGATCGCCGAAGACGCGTGGGAAGGCTCGGTCCGTTACGGCATGCTCGAGCCACCGGAAACCGGTGACAGCTCGTTTTCCTTCGACACAGGCGGCGGCACACAACACATCACGCAGTCTCTGGCAACCGTCGGCGCGTATTCGGCATCCGGACCGCCGCCCAACTTCAAAGGGGCGGTCGGAGCAACGCGTGACAGCGTCGAAGGCGTGGATATCACCGTTCCCGTCTACAACTTCAGCGAGACGCACTATATCGACACTGCATTCGTCACCGGTGCCTACAAGGCGGCGTTGTTCTCACTGACGGGCACCGTGAACAACGCCCCGTTCCGTGGGTTCGCGATCGGCGAAGTTCTGTTCATGGGTGCGTCTGGATCCAAACGCGGTCAGGACGACTGGGAAAATGCCTATCGATTCGCTGCCAGCCCCAACGTTTCGGGGCTGGTGGTTGGTTCCATCACCGGGATCAACAAGCGGGGCTGGGAATACCTCTGGGTGCGGTATGTCGACACCGAAGACACGGATGCCAAAACGCTCGTGAAGCGTCCGCAGGCAGTCTATGTGGAGCAGGTTTATCCGTATGGCAACTTCGCTGGTCTGGGCATTGGAGCGTGACCGGCACGGCCGGTTGGTTCGGGACGCCGACCGGTCGCTCGTAAAGCACAACTCAAAACGAGTCCGAATGTCAGTCAACGATGAATACTAATGGG